GAAGATATAGAGATTATAGTAAAGGCACTATCAGGTACATTGTATACAGAACTTATATCAAGTGCGACAGGTAAAAATGGAAGTATAGATACAAGTAAGGTATATGATGCACATGCTATGGTAGTTGTTACCGGTTGCATTGAACCCAACTTGAAAGACAAGGAGTTGCAGGCATATTACAAAGCGGTAAGCCCTAAGGATTTGGCAAAAATCCTTTTTCCGGGTGGAGAACTCGTAAAGATTTCGGAAAAAATAGGAGCTTTATCAGGATTCGGTAAAGATGATGAGTCGGGTGAAAGCTTTGATTATGAAAATATAAAAAACTAATAGAGACTGACGCAGATTTTCAGGCAATGTATTACTTATTTGTAAATCATGACTGGAGTCCGTCAGTCTTTTTCGATGCACATTTTTCTGACAAGCTACTGATAAAGCACTTTATACGAAAAGAGGTAGAAGAAGCGAAAGAAAGGAGCGTAACCGATGGGTAGGCAGGTAGATGTCGAATTTAGGTTCATAGATAATTTTACAAGTAGTTTTAACAGTACAATCGGAACGCTCACAAGTGGAACTGCTGCGGCATCAAGAGCTTGGAAAGGCGTTGAAAAAGCAGGGCAGAGTATAAGCAATCTTGGCGGCAAAATTACAACCGGCATAACCCTGCCACTTGCCGCCGTTGGTGCAGCGAGTTTTAAGAGTTTTGGAGAGGTAGACAAAACATTAAGGCTTGTTGGGGAAACAATGGGAAGTACCGCAGAAGAAGCAGAACTGTTGGAGAGTGCTATAAAAACTGCTGCATCAAATTCAACTTTTGGAATGCAGGATGCAGCGGACGCATCACTGAATTTTGCAAGGCAAGGCTTTGACGCAGCTCAAGCGGCGGACATGATAGCACCTGCTATGAATTTAGCAGCAGGAACAGCCTCAGACTTGTCAATGGTTACAGGTGGACTTGGTAACACTTTAAAGGCATTCGGAGCGGATGCAAGTGAGGCGAGTCACTATACAGATATGATGGCAAAGGCACAAGCACAGGCAAATACAGATGTTGAAGGTTTATTTGAGACTATGAGTATTGCAGGCTCTATGGCTAAGACTGTAGGTTGGAGTTTTTCGGACTTGGCGACAATAACAGGAGTATATGGTGATGCAGGTGTAAATGCATCGGTCGGAGCAACTGCGATTGTTAGCGGACTACAAAGACTTTCAAAACATGAAGCAGAGGCTACCGGCGTAATGAAAGACCTTGGAATAAACATATATGACGCTAATGAAAAGATGAAGTCGATGCCAGAGGTTATTGGAGAGCTCCAAAAAGGCTTTGAAGGCTTAACTGACTTAGAGAAGATAAATGCTGCACAATCAATCTTTGGAATAAATCAGGCGGGAAAGTGGATGACACTCATAAATGGTCCGGGCATAGAAGCCTTACAAGGGTATAAGGATAGCATTGAAGGAATAACCGGAGCATCACAAGCTATGTCAGATGCCTTGATGTCGGGTCCGGGTGGTGCTGTAGAGCAATTGAAAGCTTCGTTTGATGTATTCAAATACAGCGTAGGAGAAGCCTTATCAGGTGCAGTGGTTCCTTTTATTGAAAAAATCACAGATTTGCTTGATAAGTTTAACAAAATGGATCCGGAGCAGCAAAAGCAAATAGTTAAGTGGGCAATGATGGCAGCAGCAGTCGGTCCGGTTCTGATGGTATTCGGCAATACAGTGAGCATGGTAGGAAAGATTGGCGGAGCATTTACTAATTTGAGCAGATTTGTAAGCATGGCAACTACAGGCTTTAAAGGACTTACAGCAGGAAGTAGTGCTTTAAGAGTAGGAATTGCAGCCATAAGTACACCTGCAGGTATTGTTATAGCCGTAATTGCAGCTATTATCGTAGTTGTTGTAGCAGTAGTAACACATTTTAATGCTTTCAAAGCTGCTATGAACACTACATCCCCAACAATGCAAAAATTAAAGGCAAGCTTTGAAGAAATTAAATCAAAGATAGAACCTTTTATACCTGTATTGCTACAGGTAGGCAAGGTTGTATGGGATGTGTTAGGAAACGGCATCGCTATGGCAGCAGGAGTTGCGGTTTCAGCATTTGCCGGAATGTTTAGCGGAATAGCAGGTATAATAAGCGGAATAATAACCGCAATTCAAGGAATTATAACCTTTATAAAAGGAGTATTTACAGGCGACTGGCAGATGGCATGGGATGGTATTACTCAAATTTTCAAAGGCTGGGTACAGGGAATTACCGGCTTTATAGACAGTATAAAGGGGGCAATTGGCGGCATAATTGACGGTATCAAAGGTGCAGCGGACTTTGTTGCAGGTGGCGGAGGAAGTCCTTCCAAAACAACCGTACCGGCAAAAGCAAGAGGTGATTATAACTGGATGGGAGGTCTTGTACAGGTAAATGAAAAAGGTGGTGAGATTATAGACTTACCTCATGGTACAAGAATATATCCCCATGATGAGTCTGTACGAATGGCAAAAGGTTCAGGCGGAACGGTGTTAAATATTCCAAAGTTGGCTGATCAGATTATTGTGCGTGAGGATGCAGATATTGACAGAATAGGCGATGCCATGGCTAAAAAGATTATGGCATCAAGAGGAAATAGAGGAGGTATGAGTTTCAATGCAAGTATGGCTTAAAGGAAGTAGTCCCTTGCGATTTCCTGTACTTCCAAGTGAATATAAGGTGTCGGGGAACAAGGGTATAGAAACAGTAAATATAAATGCTATTGGAGAAGTAGACCTTGAGGGGATGAGGGGGCTAAGAACAGTCTCCTTTTCGTCTTTTTTCCCACAGCATTACGATTCAAGTTATTGTGAATTTAGCAGGATAAAAAAACCTGGAAGGTATATTAAGCAGATAGAGCAAATAATGTCTGAAGGAATTACCCGGATAATCATAACGGGTACGCCAATAAACTTTTCTTGCAGAATATCTTCTTTTGACTACGAAGAAAATGACGGCACAGGCGACATAAGTTTTTCTATTACATTGAAAGAACATAGGAAGATAGCTATTACTCAGTCTAGTATAGTTACTGAAGACTCACAGTCTGGAAGTGAAGATGCTTCATCAAAGGATGCGGCTAAAAGAGAAGATACAAGGGAAAAGCCAAGGACTTACACTGTTAAGCGAGGCGATTGTTTAAGTTCGATTGCAAGAAAGTTGACGGGGAATTCGAATTGGCATACTTTATATGAACAAAACAAAGCTGTTATTGGAAGTAATCCAAACCTAATAAAAGATGGCACAGTTTTAGTGATTCCGTAGGTGTTATATGAAAATAAAGCTTATAAAAGATACAGGTGTTATATACGATATAACAAATGCTTGTTCTAAAATCACATGGAAAGGTTCTGCCAGTGAGGCGGCTAGAAGTGTGGATTTTGACTATATTAATGCACCTTATGATAAGACTATAAGCCTTCCGGGTATTGCAACAGGAGATTACATATCGCTTGAGGACACAAGAGAGGGCGAAATATTTTTCGGTCAGATTTTCGGAGTAGAAAAATCAAGCCAAACAGGAACTATAACCTTTACGGCTTGTGACATGATGAAACACTTGCTTGAATCAACAGGTCAATATAATTTCAAAAATCTCACAGCTGAGGCGATAACTTCTCAGGTTTGTGCTGATATACAAGTTCCAATTAGATATCTTTACCCAACGGGTGTAAATATCGCAAGTATGATATGCGATAAGATGAAGATATACGATATCATCATGGCAGGGTATACAAGAGCACATAGGATAACAGGCGATAAGTATTTCGCTATGATATACAAGCGTGGGCTTGGTGTGTATAAGACAGAATGGATAATAAAGGGCTTTATTTTGTCAGAGAGTACAAATATTTTTGCTAGTAGTATTACTGAAAGCATGGATGAAATAAAAAACAAGGTGCTTATTTTTGATGATAAAGGCAAGCAAATCGGAGAGGTCAAAGATGATGGAAGCATCAAGAAGTTCGGAATATTTCAAGAGATTTACAGCAAAGAGGAAGGTGTGGATGCGACTACAGGAGCAAAGAATCTATTAAAGATACAGCCTACACAGTCAATAAAAATATCGGCTTTAGGTGATATAAACTGCTTGTCTTGCTACTTTGTCGAAGTTAAAGATATTGCTACAGGCTTGTCGGGTAAGTACTGGATATCATCTGATAGTCATACATTTGAGAATGGTATACACAAAATGGAGCTGGAACTTAGATTTGACAGCTTGATGGATGAGAAGGAGATACAAGAAAAAGAGGGGAATACATAATGAGCTGGACTGATGCATTTATAGATACATATACGAAAGATCTATCAGACGGCATACAAGTGGCTGAAATGGTGAGTGCTAACTCGTGCAAAATCGGCGACTTGGTACTGACTGCAGAAGATTTGCTTTTCAATGAAAGTTTGACTGTAAAGCTTGCAAGTCAGGTGGCAGGGCAGTGCCCAGAAGTTGGAGCTTTGCAGGATACAAGCACATACTTGTCACCTTTAAAAGCAGGCGACAAGGTGGCTGTATATAAGGTCAAAGGAAGTGATCCAAACGACTACACATCTACCCTGTATCTTGTCCTAGGAAAGTTGGTGAGACTATGAGTATATTGCCAAGTTTTTTGCAGTCGCTAAGCGATACAAAGACAATAAAAGAAGATAGCCAAGTCGTCAAAATGCCTAGAGAGTACGGCATAGACTTTGATACAGGACAGCTTACAGGCAAGATAGTTGAGGGTATCGAGGCTATAAAAGTATGGATATGGTTATGCTTGCATACAGAAAGATTTAGACATGCGATATATTCAAGTGATTATGGCACATCTTTTGAGCAGTATATCGGTCATGCGCTTAGTGATGAGTATATAAATACCGATTGCGAGAGCGAGGTAACTGATGCACTTCTTATAAATGACTATATAGAGAGTATAGAAAATTTTGGAGCTGTAAAAGATGGCGAACATCTTAGAATCAGTTTTAGGGTAATGACAAAATTTGGAAGTTTGGAGGTGGATGAGAGTGTACAAAGATAAGACTTATAAGATTATATTAGCAGAGGCTAAAAATGACATAGGCGATGAAGTTATAAAAGTAGAAGGCAGTCTTGTACACAATGCTTTATCTGCCCTAGCCTATGAGATTGAAAAGTTGTACATACAAATGGACTACATTATAGAGCAAAGCCATGCCAGTACAGCAGATATTAAACATCTTGAAATGATAGCACTAGACCGTGCAATCATAAGAAAATCTGCTACTAATGCTTATGTAAAAGCAGAGTTCAATGTAGCTGTGCCAATCGGCAGCAGATACAGCCTTAAGGGGTATAACTACAAAGCTGTAGAAGTTATAAATGATAACTTACATCAATATAAGATGATGGTGGAAGAGACTGGAACGGGACCGAATAGCCTAAGAGGTGACCTTATACCAATTGACTATGTTGAGGGCTTAGAAAGTGCAAAGGTGACGGAGCTACTTGTCGCAGGTGATGATGAGGAGAGTAAAGAGTCTTTATATAAAAGATACATTGAAAGCTTCACATCTCAAAGCTTTGCAGGAAATATAGCAGCGTATAAAGAGAAATTTGCGACTATACAAGGTATAGGTGGAGCAAAGATATATCCTACTTGGCGAGGAGCAGGCACAGTTAAAGCTGTATTGATATCTTCAGAAGGTACTGCAGTTAGTAGCTATCTTATCGAGCAGATAAAAAAAGACGCTGTACCCGACAAGGGGGCAGGCTATGGATGGGCGCCGATTGGACATGATTTGACTATTGAGTCAGTGAAGGAGGTAACAGTCAGCATATCTACTCAAATAACATACGCTTCAGGCTATTCAAGTACTAATTTATCAGAGACTATCAAAGCAAAAATACAAGGATATTTGAAGAGTATAGCTGAAGCTTGGA